GACATTAAAAATTTTGATGGCTCCATGCACAAGGGGTTCTTGGAACTCGAAAAGTACATTCTCGACAGACTGCCGTCTGAACCGCCGCCAGAAAGAGCTTGGCTGATGGAAAATTGGGATAAGGTTTGGGGCAGAGGGAATGGTGTAGTGTACAAAGCAGATGGGGGGAGGCGTAGCGGAGACCCATGGACATCAGATATGAACGGATTGCTTACGTTGCTGTTGGCCATGTACAACTTGCGTGAACCGGATGAAGATATGCCACTCTACATTTCGCCGCGTGCGACGATCACTGATGGTAACGTTATCATGGCGAATGGCGATGATGGGGCTGTTGCAACCAATAAAAACATTGATTTTGATCAAATGAAAGAGACCTATAGGAAGCTTGGACTTGACGCGGTCATTAATGTGCGGTCGTCCATCCTAACGATGGGATTTTGTTCTGGTTGGTTTGTTCCGGTCGGCGGGACGGTGATGTGGGCCAACAGTTTTAGGGTATTGGCCAAGTTTGGGTTGAACCACCATAACCACCCGCCCAGACGTTACCAGGCACTACTGTACGGCACCGCGCTTGGGTTGCTGGGGACAGGCGGTCATATGCCAATATTGGGCGCCTTTCTCAGAGCGATCTGCAATTCGGCTGAGGCGTTGGGCCTCAAACCCTACACAGATGATGATGGTCGAGCCTACAAAATTCATGGCGGGGTACCTGGTTATCCCTTGGCGGACACGTATCAGTGGGCGGCCATGAAGTACGGCATGTCGGTTGACGTCATCTTGGTCCTGGAGGAGATGATCGAAGCCACTGTTTCGATAGCGACCTTCCCGGCCCAATGGTGGGACCAAGACATCATTCGGATGGTATTGCAGGACATTGAATGCCTTTATGCTGAGGACGAAGCGAAAAACCCAGAAGCTGAAGACAGATGGGCTGAAGATGCCATCTGGTATCCTGACAATGTATCGGTCGAGGAAATAGTGAACAGAATACCGCGCGAGGAAGAATTAGCCAAGCTATTGAGGGCGCGTGACGTCGGCCTATATCAAGCCGCGGTTGAGTTTGCTGAATCTGAGATTGAGTTGGGATCTCCTAGGTATGTTAAGTACCTGCACCTGCTGTTCACTTTTGCGTCGTGGATGGATTTCGAGTCGGGGGTAAGTTTGCACTCCGCATGGAATTCATACGCATTGACGGGCGGCGGAATTGTGTGTGGGAGAGGCAAGAAAGTGAGGAGTGGGAAAGGCACCGGCGTAATCTACAAAATTGGTGAGATGAACGAAGGCACGAAAGCCAAGTATCCTGATTTGTGCTCCGTTCGATTCGTACCAGCGCCGCAAGCGAGTGTTGAAGAGGAGACGACTCGATTGCGCAATGTCGCCGAAAGAGAAAAGCTGGCTGCCGATCTCATGGCTATGTTTGAAGCGCGTGGGACGCGCGAGTTGCCCTTGTGCGCGCGCAAAGTCTTGCAAGAAAAAAAAAAAAACACG